CTATTAATACTCTCTCTTTAAAAACATTGTTAGTTCCTTCAAAATCAGTACAGGTAGAATATCCTGGTATGCCTGGTTTTATGGTCGATTTGGCATTTTTATCTCGCGAAACACTTTTATCGATTCGAAAGAAGTCTACCAAAACTACTTTCAAAAACCGTCAAGCATCAGAAGAATTTAATGAAGATTTATTCTTACAACTTTATGTTGAAAATGCTGTTAAAGGTTGGTCAGGCTTAAAGCTGAAGTATTTAGAGCAGTTAGCTCCAGTTGACTTAACGGGTAAAGATATGGAAGCTGAACTAGGATATACTGCTGAAAACGCTTTATATTTAATGAAAAATTCCACTAACTTTGACGCATTTATTAGCGAACAGGTATCTGATTTGGGAAACTTTTCGACGACCAACTCCAGCAAGTAAACGCTCAGTTGGTCAACTATCTTCAAAATATGGGCGTGTCAATGACTAAAGACCAATATTTTGAAATGTGCGAAATGCTCGGCTCAGAACCCATGGAATCTGAGATTCCTGTTGAGTTTGATGATTTTCCACTAGAAGTGCAGCAAGCATTTAATGCTTATAGAATGTTAAGAGACGAATGGGATACCATGAGTGGTACTTATTTAGGAAAATCCTTAATAGGTGTAAGAGATGTTTTAGAAGCAACAGAGATTGATCCTTCTGAACAGAAGTTTATAATTATGCTAATACGCGTAATTGACAACGTAAGATCAGATGAAATCAATAGTAAGAAAAAGACGCAAGAGCCCGCTAGTTAAAATTAGCGGGCTTTTTTGCGTTAAAAATTTTTTGGTTTGACAAACGCGAGGTCACATGGTATAATGGTCTCTAGTTAAGTTATCAAAAAATTTTGGTAATACCCGACAGGAGTGTATATGGCCAATCAAAGATATGTATTAGAGTTTAGTTTAAAAGACGTAGGAAGCTCACTTAAATCAGGCAAAAAAGACGCAGACGCTTTTAGAGGGTCTTTAGAGTCTATTCAAAAAATAACCAGTAAACCTGCTCCTAAAGGTCAGGGCGGTTGGAAAAACGCTATGATGGGCAGCAATGAATACGATGTTGCTAGGGGTAGTGCAGGCGCTACTGGCGCTTCTGGTCGTGACTTTGCCAATCAAGCTCGTGGGCTTGATGGACTAGTACGTCTATATGCTACTTACGCAGCTAATTTGTTTGCAGCAGGTGCTGCTTTTCGCGCATTAAGTGACGCTGCAGATACTAGTAATATGATTCAAGGTATGAATCAATTAGGTGCTGTTACTGGACTAGCTTTAGGCAGTATTGCTAAAAATTTAATGACTGCTACCGATGGCGCAATTAGTATGCGCGAAGCAATGGAAGCAACTACAAAAGGTACTGCTGCTGGATTGTCTGGTAAACAAATGGAACAATTGGGCCAGGTAGCTAATAAAGCATCTAAAGCTTTAGGTGTTGCTATGCCTGACGCTATCAGTAGATTAACACGTGGTATTAGTAAATTAGAGCCCGAGTTGTTAGATGAACTGGGTTTATTTACAAAAATAGGTCCTGCTACTGAAGACTATGCACGTAGTATAGGAAAAACTGCGGCTCAATTAAGTGATTTTGAAAGACGCCAAGCATTTGCTAATGCTGTGCTAAAAGAAGGTATAGACAAATTTAATTCTATTGATATACCGGCAAACCCTTACGATAAGCTATTAGCAAGTTTAAAGAACTTAAGTTTCGTAGCATTAGATCTATCTAATAAAGTTCTTGTGCCACTAGTAAGTGTGTTATCACAAAGTCCTGCCGGGCTATTAGCAATATTAACTGCAATAGGTGTTTCAATAGTTAAAAGTGCTATACCTGCGCTAGGGCATTACAGAGAAAATTTAAAAAGAACTGCTAATGAAAGCACTGAAGCGTTTACAAGAATGTATACAAATCAACAAGATGCTTTTAGTACTATGGCAGCAGATAGAGCAGCTGTAGCAGAGCGCGATTTTAAAAAGCAAAAAGACACGCAAAGTAAGTTACAGGCATTAGCTGCAACAGGCAAAACTTTTACTAAAGGTACAAAAGTAGACTATGCTGGAATAGCAAGTAAAGACCCTTTTGCATTAACAGATACTGAAATAAAATCATTAGAAGCTCGTGCCAGAAATATAGCAAAAAGTAATAAAGAAGAATCAGATAGACTTAAAGCACATCTTGCAAATCTAAGAGCTATTCGTGCGCAGTCAGCCGCAATAGGCGATATGGCTAGTAAGAATCTTATTGATAGTTCTGAAAAGTTTTATAGTACTGCTTTTGCAAATGACGTGATTAATAAGACTAAATTACAAGGCATAGCAAAAGATACTATCAGATCCAATGTTGCGGAAACCCAGTCCTTGTTGGGTATGCGTGCAGCTTACGCAAAATTAAATGAAGATCTTGCCGCTTCAAAAGAGGGATACTTAAAAGTAAAAACTGGAGTTGACGAGTTTGGCAAAGCCCAGACGCAAAATGCCCCTAAACTGACTGCTTTTGATAGAGGCCTTGTTAGGGTTAGTGCTACTGCAGGTATGTTTGTACAGAAATTAGGTACAACTATTTCGGCATTTGGATCCTATGGTATGGCTATAGGTGCTGCAATTGCAGCTTTTGGTATACTTGATGCTATACTTACAAAAACAGGTAAAGAAACTACTGCCTTTAATGGGGCTATAGATGGCGTTACAGAAGCAGTTGCAAGTGCAACTAGAACTCTAGACTATCTAAGAAAACAACCAGCTATAGGTACAGCTTCAATAGCTGGATTTCTTGCGTTAACAAATGCAAGTCAAGCAGTAACCGATAGCATTGAAACACAAATTCAAGCTACTAAAGACTTATTAAAAGTAACTAAAGATAGTGCCTGGGATAATTTTACTAATATTCTTGCAGGAGTATTTAATCAGGACATAGCTTCAAAAGGTGCTAAGTCTTTAGCAACAACAGTACAAAAACAGTTACAATTATTTAGTGACGCAGGAATGGGAGAAGAAGCCCGTAAAGCCTTTAAAGATGCAATAGGCGTACAAAGCCTAGAGCTAGATACTGTATCAGATAAATTTAAAACCAGCACAACTGCACAAGATAGATATGCAGCTAGTGTTAAAATATTACAAAATAAACTGGGTGAAGCTAACAATTCTTTGCAAGTTTTTAAAACTAATGTTGAGGCAGTTACAAAATCATATGACGAGTTTATTCAATCAACCGCTAATAGTAATCCGTTATTTAAACTAGGGGAAAACTTGCAGAACTTGTCTACATCAATGCAAGATGTAGCAGGGCAAGGTATAGATAAAATAAACGCAGCCTTTAATCAATTTGCTAATAATCCTAAATCAGCAGCTCAATTTGGGCCCGAATTTGTTCAACAGTTTGTTAATATAAGAAAAGAGTTTCAAGATACTCTTCAACAAGCCGCAAAATATAAACAAGATCTTAGTAAAATAAACGAAGATATTGACAAGCAGAACCAAATAGTTGCAGATTCAAAAAAGAATTTCTTTTTTCAAGGAAGGTTTACAGCAGAACAAGCTGACGCGCAAGCAAAACTGCCTGAGCTTGAAGGAAAAAAGAAAGAGATTGAAACTCTACAAGTCGGATTAGATACTAGATCTTTTATTCAAGCTTCTCAACTATTTGCTGTAGGTGCAGAAGGTGCGTTTAAAAATGGTGCAAAATATATAGATATTGCGCTCGGCCAAGCTTCACAAAAAGCCGCAATGACTATTGCACAAGCAACTGTTAGTGCATTGTCAGGTGCGGAAGCCGCAAAAAGATCTGGGCAATTAAAAGATCAAGAAATTAATCTTCAAATTGATGCAATAAATACTACTATGGAGTTAATTAAGACTAATACTCAATTAGAATTAACAATGGCAGAGTCCAATGCTAGAATGGCATTGCAAGAAGCCAAAGATTCTGGTAAATCTCCAGAGATAATTAGAGAACTGCAATCTAGATTTGACTCAATTGGAATTTTTAGAGAAATAGTAAATAAAACTAATGGTAAAATTAAACCTGAGGATATACCTGGGTATAATTCACCTAGATTGGAAGACGTAAATAATCCAAATACTAAAAGTCTTAAAGCAATGGCTTCTGCTTTAAATAGTAAGATTGGAACACAAGAAGCCTCCTTAATATTAAAAAAAGGTGAAAAAGCAGCTAACGCTTTAGATACTGTACAAAAAGTAAATTTAGGTGAGCTTGCTAATCAGAAACAAATAGCAGCTGTTAAAGATTCTATATTGCAACAAGATATGGCAAGACAAGATATTATAATGAACATTAATAGTCTTAATGGCTCAGAAAATCTTGCACAAAAACAAATGTTAGATATGCAGCTGTTAGAGAGTAAGTTTAATCAAGAAATACTTGGATACGAAACAGCAATAAAAAATGCAAAACTAGATAACTCTGCTCAAGGAGTTTTAGAAGTTGATAAGCAAGAATTTTTATTGAGTAAAGTTAAAGAAAGACAAGAAAAAGAAAAAGACAATAAAGGTGTAGAGAATAGAGTTAGGCTTAAAGCTCAAGAACTGCAGCAAGCTACAACTTTGAATAGTTTAAACGAAGCATTGCTTGATCAAGATATAGCTAGACTAGGCATAATTAGTAGTTTAGTTGGATTTTCTTCAGATCAAAACGTAAAAGCAACAGCAAAACTTGAAAACGAAAAGTTGGAAAATAAGTTTGTACTAGAACGCAAAAAACTAGAAAACGATATTGAAGATCTTAAGGCTGATCCAAAAGCAAGTGTTAAAAGCATAGCTTTAGCAGAACTAAATTTACAACTAGTTAAAGATAGACAAACTGCAGAAAAAGATAACAAGGGGTTACAAGACCAATTAAAACTTATAGAAGCACGTTTTGACATAGAGCAAAAATTAGCAGGGTTTAAGAAGACTACAGCAGATGCCCAAAGCAGCCAAGCAGAAGACGAATTAAACTATAGAAAAGAACTAGGCTTAGTAACTAGTTTTGACGCTGTTAAAGAAAAAGCAAATTTAGACAGGAGTCGAGTATCTAGAGAAACTGCTGAAGAACAATCAAAAATAGATAAAGAGATAGCTAAGAGAAGCTTAATAGACCAAAAAATTATAGACATTGAAGCTAGTGGTGATACTGCTTTAACTACAGATTACGAAGCATACGATAATATGACTAGGGCTATAAATGGCCAAAGTGAAGCTTTAAAAGCTACTAACTTACAAAAACTGAATGCTATTGATCTAAACGAAAAGCTCGGCGGTAAAATGGTTGGTTTCTCTAAAATTGTAGAGAACAGTTTTCAAAGTATGGGAGATGCTTTAGCCGAATTTGCTAAAACCGGTAAACTGGACTTTAAAGGCCTAGTAGACCAAATGCTAATGGATCTACTTAGATTTCAAATGCGCGCACAAATGTCTTCAATATTTGCTGGATTTGGCGGATTAAGTGGCATGGTTAACGCCGTCGTTGCTCCTGACGCTACAGCCGTTTTAAGTCCATACTTTACTCCTAGTGCAAAAGGTAACGTATTTGACACCGGATTAAGTAGATTTGCCAAAGGCGGAATGTTTACTAACTCAATAGTAGACTCTCCAACATTATTCAAATTTGCACAAGGTACAGGTTTAATGGGAGAAGCAGGACCCGAAGCCATTATGCCCCTAAAGCGTGACAGCAACGGTAACCTTGGGGTTCGCGCAGGTGGTGGAGGAGGAGGAAATGTTGACGTAGTTGTTAACAATTACTCTACTGCACAAGCAGAAACTAAAGAAACTGTTGATAGCCGAGGCAATCGTAAAATTGAAGTTGTTATAGGAGATATGACTGCAGGTGAAATTTCTAGAAATGGTAGTGCTTCACAAAAAGCAATACGTGGAACTTTCGGGCTTCAGCCTCAGTTAATTAGGAGATAATTATGGCATATACCCATATTTGGGAAGCAACACTTCCACAAGTACCTCAAAAAGGTTTTTCTGAATCTATAGGAGCACTTATATTAAGGACTCCTATGGATGCAGGGCCTGCAAAGCAACGATATCGTGGCCGTAGGTCTGATACTATGCAACTAACCTTTATTATGACAAATGTACAGGTAGCAACTCTAGAGACGTGGATTACAAATACATTACGTGGTACAGCTAGATTTGGATTTCCACACCCCCGAAAAAGTACTATAGTAGAAGCACGTATAGTACCACAAGGAGACGGAGCACTTTTTAATGCTGCGTACATTGCTCCGGGTTATTGTAGCGTGTCTTTACAGTTTGAAATATTACCATGAGTAGACTAACAACAATGTCACCGGAAGCTATTAAGGCTATATTTTCGCCCGAAGCTGATAGTGATTTATTATTTTTACTAACTGTATATGATCCCGCAGATGGAACTACAGTTGTAACCAGACTTGCCGACGGTTTTACAAAACGTATTAGTGAGACTGATAATGAAGTAGTATATGGCGTAACAAGCCGTAGCCAAGACTTTATTTTTCTACCAATGGAAATTTCATTACCAACTGAAGAAGAAGCACAAGCTCCAAGATGTTCAATAGTTCTGCGTGATGTTACTAAATATGTAATACCTATAGTTAGAACTATTGTAGGACCCCCTAAAGTAAAAATGGAACTGGTACTATCAAAAACACCTGATATAGTAGAAGCTACTTTTAATGGCTTTTATATTAGTAGTTTTTCATATAATGCTGATTCAGTAACAGCCGATTTATCGATGATAGATTATGAGCGTGAACCATTTCCAATGCACTCGTTTACTCCAGCATATTTCCCAGGAATGTTCTAATGTGGCACAATAAATATATAGGCATACCTTTCCTAGATAAGGGTAGAGATACAAACGGCATTGATTGCTGGGGATTAGTTCGTCTTGTTTATAAGCAAGAATATAATATAGATCTACCTAATTTTAGCACTAATTACGAAGTTGACGATGCTGAGCAGATGAAAGATTTGCTTGCCCAGTACAAAGAAGGCTGGGAGAAGATAGACGCTCCTGTTGAAGGTTGCATTGTATTATTTAATATTTTGGGTCTAGAATCACATATGGGTAT